AACATACGAACTCGAAGATAATGTGCCCGTTCTCGGTACTATAAGTTCAGGGAGTTCCTTCGTGAACCCAGCTATATCCCCACCGTATTGTTGCCATTTCATGTTGAATAATTCTTGGAGTGCCATATTCACAAATTCATTCCGTTGCGCCGCAGTTAATGTGCTCCCGTTCGTTGCAGCAGCAGCTACGGGGTCATTCAACCTACGACTTAATTCTACGCTTATTCTATCAAATTTAGGCGTTGCCATTATGTTACTCTCGCTGATTGTAGAATGTGACCTTTAACAGTAACTTTTGGTTGACACATTTTGATATGCCTTGTAAAATGTTGGAAGAGCTTCTCTTCTCCGGTAAATTTCCAAAGTGTATAAAGCTCAATTGCATCATCAAATATGTCCGGTGTTTCCGGTGGGTTGGAATCTGAGACTTTGCTTTCCGAACCGTGCATATACGCCCATATCTTTATTTCATCGCCCACGTTATCTTCAGTAGGCACTGGATAAAAATAAATTTCATCATCGAAAACAGAAGCGTATAATGGTTGCCCTACGTCTGAAATAGATAAATCCGGGAGCAATAAATATTCTTCATTACTTACTACCGTGATTGCATAATTATATGTTGTCGGTTTAATAAACCCCCTTATTTTCCCTACCGCTTTTCTTGCTGAAAAATTTGGCGATTGGCTTAGCAGACTCAGATCATCTATTTCCACCCATCCAGCATCAGCTAAAGTAGTAAAAAACTCTAAATTGGTCGCGTCTGCTTCCAAATAAAGATAACCATAATATTTAGCCCACGAAGTAGTTAAATCGAAACTTAAAACATTCGCTGTTTTTTGTTCATGGTTACTATCAGATAACCAAAAACTTATTGAACTAGCCGCATCTGCTCTTGCCCAAAATTCTAAATAAACAAATGTTGCCGCAATTGGAGTTATTGGAGTTAGAATTACATTGCCATCAAGATAACTCCCTTTTGTGTATTTTAGAGCATAATATCCTTTCGAATTAGTACGCCTATTTGCCGTGGCTTCTACCGTACCGCCCGTTACGCTCCATCCTGTGACAACATTTGCCTCTACTGTCTCGTCTGGATTAGTTGCGTTTGCCTGAGAATTCAAATCTGTATTAAATGACCACCCGGTTTTGAGAGGATAATGTTCAACATCTTCCTGCAACATTATACTAAATTCTCTTTCCAGAACCTTTAATTCAGAGAAAACAGCGTCAACTCCAGATTGCATTTCGTCATATATATCGTCAGCCGTTATGTCGTCAATATTAAAGCCATGAACCATTCTCAACTTACGACTTATTTTGCCTAACAACATTTGGCTTCGATTAGCCATTTTCGTCCTTTTCTAGTTCTTCAATTGCAGTAAGTAATCTCAATACTAGCTTGTCTTTCCCGATATTAGGGTGAATATTTAATTTTATCTTAGGGTCAGTAGAAAGAGCCTGTACTATCTGGAATAATTCAGGCAATTCTAATAATTCCAGTTTTTCTTTTTCCACCGGGTGATTCTGATTCAACCATTCAATTGCATCGAAAACAACTTCGGGTACTTCTTCAGGTTTTACCTGCTGAACCGGTTTTACCTTCAAAAGTTTCTCAGCTTCAGCATTTGTAACAATTTTGTATTTATTCGGGAATATTTTAACTTTCCCTTCCGCAATATCTTCCGGTACTTTGAGAGGTACTTTTGCCTGAAAATTAAATGTTAATTCTTCTGTGTTGGAATAATGCTTGGTTTTGGGTATAATAAGTACGTGAGTAATCGGACTCACAACAAAAACTTCTTTAATTTCTGCCATGTTAAATTCTCCTTAAAATTGAGGGGAAATCTCCCCTCTGTTTATTATGTGCATTGTGTTAATTCTTCTTTATACCAGTCACCTACAACCGCTGTATCTGAACTTGCGCACTTCCAATATTTTGTTGGTGTAGTGATCTTAGGCATAAAGATTGAAGAACCAGCCGGGAATTTCGCATAATTAGTCAAAGTCAATGCCGAAGTTTCTAATGAAACGGCTTCAACTATAATCTGTTTAGACCCATCGGGGTCAGTGACAGAGTGACCGACTACTATATGCAAAGATTGAGCGGCAGCTGCAGTGAGTTCGAATATGTCTTGATAATTATCGACGTCTACCTCACGAGCCCATTTTGGTTTTTTGCCTGCGTACATCGTCATTTTTTAATCCTCCATAAAAACTATTTATTTAACTAAGGGAGGTATATCCTCCCCATTTACTTACCATACCAAAGTATCAGGTGAATAAGTTGCGATTACTAAAGAAGATGTGTTCTCTTTGAACAAATTAGCTGTTCCGAAGAAACCATCATTATCGTAAATATCCGATCTGTTATAACCGACAACTGTATAACTTGCTTCTGATTTTTTATTCTTGTAATCCCAATCCTCAGTTTCAAAATTGAGAGAAACAGAATGTCCGCACATTACAGCCGAAGCACCTACGAGAATTGCGAGTTTACGATCTGCTGTGTCGATTGGGGATGCCAAAGGATTGTCGTTACCATAATTGACAGTTCCACGAGTAGAGCTATATCCTGTATCACCGCTTGTTCTTATACCGGGTGCATTCTGATCAACAACAATAAGAACGCCTCTATATTCACCTTCAAGAACACCATTGAATAACGGAGATAGAACTCTCATTCTTTCGCCTGTTATTGCCGCTTTCTGAGAATCTAACCACTGCTGATCCTGAGCTAATTGTAATGCCTGAGCGGGGTTCATTATCATCACATAATATTGCCCGGCTGCACCGAAATCAACTGGTCTGATTCTTAACTGAGAAGCTGAAAATATTGCGTTCATTATGGTTTTTGTAGACATTACGTCTGCAACATCGAGAGTGTCTGCCGCCGTCGCAATATTGGTTTCATAAGTAGCTGCTGTATCATTCCATGTTACTTTGCCATGTCCTACTACATAAAAATTAGGATTCGATTTTTGCGATAAAACATGACCTAATCCGCCATCGGCTTTAGCTGCGAGTAGATTCTCAGAATAACCTCTTAGGATTGCATCATAAGGAGCATAAGCCTGCCATCTCCTATTGAAATCGATAAGTTTATCCTTTGCGTTTTCCATTAACTGCATTGTTAATTTCTTTGACAAGGCTTTTTCACCCATCAACCCGTCTTTGATCAAAACAGGTTTTCTGATTTGGTTAATATATGCCTTCTGGTATGCCCATTTTGGTGCTTCTTCATTACCTAATGCGGGATTATCACCATAAACGGGTTTATCTGTGAATGGATAATAGATCGGAATATCCATATCTATACCATAATTATTGAAATCTGTTAGAACTTCAATAGGTTTGAATGTCGGTTTTAATACTTTTTGTTTTGACGCACCGAAAGGGACTGACAATGGCACACCATTATCAGCACCTCCAATATGCCCGATAAGAGGGGCCCAGACTGGTATTTGATACCAATGTCCTTTTTTGAGCTCCTGAGATAATATCGTGCGATACGCTTTTATTTGATCATTTATAAGACCCATCTAATTATTCTCCTAAACTGTCCATAATTTTTTGTTTTGCAGCAGCTAAGGTTTTTTCATCGGTGATTTTACTTAGATCATCGATTGTTAGAGCCTTATTGCTGTCACTGCTTGATATTGATTTTGCGAGGGTCGTAGGATTTTCTTTTTTCAATGTTTCATGCTCTTTAATTACTTTTGAAGCATTAATAGCGATTAACTTTCTTGTTATTTCCGGTGACTTGTTCAAAAAGAATTTTTCTGCCAACGCTGTTTCTTTAACAATTGGGGTATCACCATAAAAATCTACTAAACGATGGTCAAGATTTTCATTTTCGTCAACCAATAATTCCATCAATAATTCGTTATATGGAACACCGTTATCGTTGTATTTTAATTCGAGATCATACCCTACTAGCGCAGGATCATCAACCCCAAATTCTTTAAGCCTGGTTTTGATTATTTCAAGATTTGAATTTAATCGCTTTGCATTGTATGTCTTTTGTCTTTTGTTAACGTCAATTAATAAGTTCAAATCTTTCTTCACGCTTTCAGTAATATTACGTTTCAGATAGAGATAATTGTCATAAGCCTCCGGATCATCGTCTTCCCTTAATCTTGCGACATAATCTCTATATTCTTCTGATTTCAAATCAGCCGGTAAATCAGGATAACCATTATTCCTAAGTCTATCAATAACTGCTTGGTCAACAACCTTCGCAATAACTTCTTTATTTTCTTCTACTGGTTTAGCCGGGGCAAATGTCTGCTCTATTTCTTTTTTTTGGGGAGTTAACAGTTCTGCTTTTTTCCCAACTAATCGCTGTGAGTTAACCAATGCTTTCATGTATTCAGAAAGAGGTTTATCTTTATATTTACCAAGAATTTTTCTGTCTTCTTCCGGGAATTGGTTTATAACTTCTTCTGTTACAATTACGCTCAGATCAAGTTTAGGTATGGAGGTTTCTGATTTCTCAGGCTCTTTTTCTTCTTTCTCTGATTTGGCCTCACTCGTTTTAAGTTCTTTTTCTTCAGGTGAACTCTCCTTCTTCTCATCTTCTTTTTCAGAGGTATCCTTTGTGGGCTCTGTCACAGAAGTTGATTCGGTAGAGGTATCCTTTGTGGGCTCTACACCGTCAACATCATCCAAGATAAGTGCTTTAGCTGCTTTGATGTCTTCTTCCGAAGTAAGTTTAGATAATTCTTCAGTAACTTTCTCCGTATTTTCATCACCTTCACCAGCCATTAAATGTTCCAATAAACTCATTTTAATCTCCTTTGCAGGCTCAATTTCTTGAGGTGTCTGCTATTATTTGTAATTCTTAAAATCTGTACTAAAAAATTGTTCAGTATATTTTTTGAATTCATCCCAAGTATCAAATATCTTGGAATAGTCACGGTAAGAGCTTTCCATATTTTTTGTAGTCGCAAGTCCTGAAACCGAATAGTCAGCCTTGATTTTCCCGTCTACCATTTCAATATGGCATCTCTTATCAATTTTTGCAGTTTTGACATCTTGCAAAACAGATGTTAATTTTGCCCTTAATTCAGCTTTCTTGTCAGCCATTTCTTCTCCCTAGTTCTTATAGAAATAATTTTCTCGCTTCGGGAAATAAAGGGTGATTTCACCAGTAGTTATTGCAGAACCACCGGCAAGATTTGTAATATAGAACTTATAACTTTTGCCACGCTTATCATTGAAATTAAGAGTTGCGCTGCTCTGTATTGCACCTGTATTGCCTATGTTCACAATTGTGTCAGCAGCTATTGTATCACAAATAGCATAGTTTCCATATTCGTCGTAAGCTCTTATAGTAGCCAATATTCTTACGGTATCATTTGCTGCCCCTGAACCATCACCGACAAGATAATAAAATGCTGTTGCCGGGTAAGTGTCAAAATCAACACCATCGAACCCTTCTAGGCTAAAAGCCGAACTCGTTAATGTCGCAGCGGAGTCCAAAACAAAATCAAGATGTACAAGTTTCGAACCTGCACTGGGGTCAGAAATAAGATTAGGTGGGCTCTGTACAAGAGATACTTGCTGCGCGAATAAAGGAAACGCTACAAGAAATCCTAAGAATATTAAGATTATTTTTTTCATTACATCCTCCATGTCTTTTGAAAATAAAAAAGCCGATACCTCACATTTGTGAAATATCGGCTCTGTTTTTAATTAGATAACCTTTATGTCGCGGAGATAGGATTTGAACCTATGACCTTGGGGTTATGAACCCCATGAGCTACCGGGCTGCTCCACTCCGCCCTAATTCAATATTGTTGTATACCTCAAAAAATAATCTAAATTCGGATTCATTATATATATAAACGAATACATACCTCGAAAAGTATTTATTGATTTACCAATATGCAAATCCTTCTCGACTAAAATTACATAAGGTAAAGTCACATTCGGACTATCCCAAAAAATAATTTTTGTTAAACTCTTTTCCAAATCTAATTACCAAATAAATAATATACAATAGGTTTAGTTTTTATACCGTCAACAAATCCATAAAAATCTATTATTCTTGCCCGTTGGTTTAATGGAGTATTGGGCTGTTCCTTCTCGTATTTGAGAATTTGTTCGGCAATAGGTGTCATTTTCTCAACTTCAGAGATTAAGATTCTATTGCCTCTATCATTAGCCGCACAAATCCCGGATTGTACTAATTCTTCAAACTGTTTTTCTGTGACAATCGGCTTCATTAATACTCCTTTTTAATAAATACTTTTTTACCGCACCACTATTTTTTAATTCACACACCGCTTCAATATCTTCTTTTGATCCGCTAAAATGATATGTCACTGATGTTTTTTCACCATCACTTAGCAATTTTATAAGCAGATCAATCGCTTCTTGTAAATTTAGTTTCATTTAGATTGTTTTTCCATAATCTTTTGGGCTAATCGTTCTTTTATTTTTTTCTCATAATTGAAAAATACTTTGCTAAAAAATTCTTTACCACCTGAAAATATCTGACTTAATGTGCCTCTGAATATCAATATCCATAATGTTATACCTAAAAACGTCGGTACATCACGAAAACAAAATTCAAGTAGTCTTGTTATTTGGTCTATCATTTTTATCCAACTTTATTTTTTGGTTCTTTGTCCTGGAATAATAATTTTAATACATTGCTGCTGTTTGTTTGCTGTTGCATAACTAATTCGGCTTTCTTCTTCTGAATTTCAAGAAGTTTGGCTTGATTATCCATTGCTTTACCTTGATTTTCTAATTTTATTCCTTCGACCTCCGATTGTTTACCTTCGGCATCAAGTTTAGCGAGTATTTCCTGTAACATTATCATCATCATTTGCTGTTGTGCCATAGGGTTTTGTTTGTCTTTATTATCATAAACAGCAAGTAACTCTTGGCGGAAAGAACTATCTGACGCTTTTATAAGTATCGGCAATGCTTCTTTTGCTTTATCAGGGTCAACCTTAGAAATCATTTCAAATATATCAGCTAATTTAAGATATTCCATTTCCTTAGCTGTGGCTGAATATGGCGATTCGTCTATTTCAATATCAAAATCCCCAACACTCATATCATTAAAGCGTTTTTTAATCGGTGCTCCATTAACTATCGTGATTATATCTTGGTTAATCGCCAAATCATAAGGTTTATCAACATCTTGCGTAATGCGAATAACTTCCGGCATTTTCATGAATTTCTGAATAAGTTTCATCGCTACCACACCAACGGCTTTGCTTGTTTGACTTGCATGTTCAAAAATATATGAATAAGACCTTTCAGATTGTTTCAATTTTGCAATATAATGTTTTGCGCTTTTTTCCTGTTCACTTTCACCCATCACCGGCGAAGTAGCCCCAGAAATATGTTGCATCATGCTCGGTAATTCATTCATATCTCTGATAAGTTCAGGGTGGACATCTCGTCTTTCTTCGGGTTTTATTTTATTCCAGTACCCATAATTTACTGTTCGGAAAGGTGCGATTTCTTTTGTCGTCCATTGGTCTTCAAATCCATCTATTGCACCATTTTCCATTATGTAACCAAGGTTGTTATATCTGGCGAGTAGTTCCAATTTCAAACTTCTTGCTTTATTATATTCGCTCTGTGGGTCTAATAAATCATCCATGACTGATTGGACTTTATTAAGGTCGGCATGGTAATCATAACAAAACTGTGGTATATAGAGAAAATGTTCGCAATCTATCGGGTATTTTATATCTTGTACCTTCAATTGGAGTGCTGGGATTGTTGTTGTGATCCATTTGCAGCGTTCTAATCTCACAGATGGATTTCTTTGTAGTTTATTTTGCTCAATTACTGCCTGTATTTTTTCACGGCTAAAAGTAACTTCTTTATCATCCATCACTGAATCAGTCATATCAATTTCAATGCCCTCAGTAGTCATGCCGTACATTCTACGTTCTGTACGTTTTTCATGTAGTTCTATTACATCAAATTTTAGAGTAAGAGGATCAAACCATTGATAAAATTTAGCATCGTTTACTCCGGTTTCATTATTACCCGACAATACGACTTCTGCCATACTTTCCATCAATAGTTTTAATCTGGAAGTGATAAATTTATTTTTATTGGCGTTGCTTGTGGTGTCGAGAAATGGTGATGCTTCTTTTATAATCGCTTCTTGTAAATCAAAATCTTCTGCTGCAAATAAATCGAGTAATTGTTCTATCGTAAGTGATTGTTTGTCCATTATATAGTTACATCGGCTTAGTGAACTATCTGCGTAATCCATTTCGAACATTATTCTTCGTGGGTCAACTGTTCCAATGTATAGACTTCCTGCCGGGTTCTGGTCATACCGCCAGCCTAAATGATACATCCCATATTTTGCGATTATGGAATCTATCGTCGCCCTTGTCCTGTGCCAGTCAAAACTTGCTTTTGAAAGTTGGTGCGTAAGAACTTGGGTCATTGTATTGGCAAAATTAACATCCCCCTCAGTCTTCGGTTTTGCTACTATTTTCTTCCGGCTGCCTACTTCTAAAGATGTGAAGGTTCTGATAATCGGTCTGGTTAAATTATGTGAATGAACACTTCTCCCCGCTTCTTCCATATCTTCACGGGTATCTTTTTCCCATTGTAACTTCGGCACAGTCATATTATAAGCAATCGTCTGTTCTTTATTTATCGGCTCGAAAACAGATTTTAAGTTTGTAAACAATCTTATCGAATCGGTTACTTTGTCGGTATCATATATATTTATCTGGCTTTCAAACATTATGCGCTCATAATCGATTGTTTACGTTCTTTGTGTTGTTTCTGTATCTTCTTAAGCCATTTCGGGGCTTCATCCTTCATCGGCTCTTTTGGTGCTCTTAATGTCATGTAGGCATATTTTGCAGCATCATAATCATGATCATTCTGGTTTTTATCTATATCTTCGGGATTAATTTCATTTATAATAAGGCTTGGGAATGTATTAATAAATGATCTGCATCTCGCATAAACTTTTAATTTAGGGTGTTTTATCAATAGTCCCGTAGATTCGTCAATCTCATAATGGAGAGCATCCTTAAACGCATCATTGCAAGCTATTCTGTATCTTTCATTGTCTGGGTCTATTTTTGAGACTTTTATTAGCTGGACTCCTGACTTTTGAAACTCCATTGCTGGAGACATTTGGTCAGCTTTATCAAAGGCATCTGGTGTCCACATATTCAAATCTGCGATTATAGGTATTTTTTCTAGCCCTCGTATCTTTAGGAATTCCTTTATTTTTAATATCTTTTCGCTTCTTAAAACTTTCGATAGATGTAACTCATCGAAAATTATAATATTATCATGGTAATCTTTTGCAAGTAATTCTAGAACAGTTTCATTCCCGTAATCGAGTCCGCCAAGTATATTCATCTGTTTTAATTGCCAAAATGGAAGGTAATTTTTTTCTTTTATGATGTGTATTTCCGGGTTCCATTCTTCGAAAAATTGTCCTTCGAAAATATCCCAATCACCATACAAACGAGCTTTCCGCTTTTGTTCCGGGAGATGAAGTAATGTTTTTGCATAGTCCGAATAATTCAGACAAAAACTTTTCCGCTGTTCCTCAGTCCATTCTTTGTAATATTGGTCTACTGTGAACCCTTGTTCTATCAGTGCTTTCTCGCTCCATATTACATTATCCCACACACGAGCAGGCAAGTATGTATATTCTTTGGGGTTTTCATAGTCTAAATATTCTTTTGTAACAAATAAACGTTTGATATAATTATGTCCTGAGAAGCCTGGGATCATTGTAAATATCATTTTAGGATGTATGTTCCCGCTTCTATTTCTTGTCTTAAGGAATTCTATCATCATTTGAGTACATAACGTGGCTTCGTCGATAAAAATGTAATCATACTCTTTACCTTCGAAATCTTCAATATCTGTTTCGTTATCGGCACTTCCGAATTTAGTTGTACTCCCATCAGGCCAGTAAATGATTCTTTCTGTTTTGTTGAAAAAATCTCTTAGAATGGGGTATTTCTGGAAAAATGGTATGATGTGGTTTTCTAGCAGGTCATTGCTTCTGCGTCTGAATATGAGTGTTTTTATCGTGTATGATTTCTTTTCTAAACATAGAAGAAGGTTGATGTCTCTTATTGCATGACTTTTGGCGCCTCCATTTGAACCGCCAAATCCTATCATCGTATAATCAGTGTTTTTGATTAAACGCAATAGTTCGCTTTGCTTGGGCTGTAACTCAACGCTAAGCAACATCAGTAACGCTGCTATTATTTTTATCAACGTTTTTACCTCGATAATCTGATAATACCACCTCTAAAGGTTTCGTAAATTCTATTTCTTGCTTTTCTGACCATTTCTTGTATGTATTAATCAATACAAATTTTGCCCCGTTACATTTATCCCTATCATACAAACTTTCCTCGGCATACACTTCGCATCGTTCTTTTGCTCTTGTGACTATTTCGGAGAATTCTTCTT